AGTAGCCATAAATAAGTCTATTTTAGAAAATGAAAATAAATTAGGCTTAGATAGAAAGAAGGCTACTTCAGAACTTATAAAAGATGAAATTGAAAAGTTAGAGGTAAAGAAAAAGATATTAGAAGAAGAAAGTCAACTAGAATTAAAAAGGTTACAAGATAATATAGATAAGACAAAGGCTGGAACTACTGCAAGAGCAGAAGCAGAAATAGCTTATAGTCAGAAAAAGAATGAGTTAGCAATTCAAGGTGAAGCGTTAGATAATCAAATACAACAAGCACAATTTAAAAGAAGTACAGATGTTTTAGAAAGATTAGTTAATGACCAGAACTTAGAATTTGCTTTTAGGCAAGATGCATTAAATAAAGAGCAACAACAATTAGATGAAGCGTTATTAAATAAGTTAATAAGCCAAGACGAATATAATGTAAAGTATAAAGAACTAAGCGACAAAAGACTTGCTATTGATGCAGAAGAATTAGCTGCTCAACAATCTTTACAAGAAAGAAAGAATGCATTAATTAATGCAGGTCTAAATTTCTTACAAGCAGCTACTGGCGAAAATGAAAGAATAGCTAATATTATATTTACTATTCAGAAAGCATTAGAAATAGGTAGGATTATTTCTACAACTGCTTCAGCTATTGCACAAGTTAACGCAGGTGTAGCAGCGGTACCAGCAGTATTGCCTCCTGGCGTTCCAAACCCAGCTTTTCCTGCAGCAGTAGGTTTAGGAGTTAAAAAAGTAGTTGGTTTAAAAATTGGTGCGGCAACACAAATAGCAGAAATAGCAGGTGCAACAATAGCAAAATTCAAAGGTGCGTCTGGAGGTTCGGTTGCTGGGTCTGCTCCAGTTTCAGCATCTGCTCCACTTACACCACAAAGACCAGAAACGGCTACTACAAACTTATCTGCTCAAACTATTAATGCAATAGGTAATCAAGCTATTCGTGCCTATGTAGTAGAGACAGATATTACAAGCAACCAAAAAAGAGTACAAGCTATAAAACAAAGAGCAAGGTTTAGTTAAGTGATAAACAATAGATTAAATTAACATTTACGTTTATGGATTTACCAGTATATGAACTAATGATTAGTGACGATTTACAAGACGATGCAGAGGTAAACTTTGTTTCTCTAGTAGACAGACCAGCTATTCAAAAGAATTGGAACGCTTTTAATCATAAAGTTAAGTTTAACACCGATGAAGAAAAGCGTGTTATTTCTGGTGCTATTATGTTGGCTGATACTCCGATTTTTAGGAGTGATATTACTCATGGCGATTACTATGTTGTATTCTCTAAGGAAACTATTTTTAAAATAGTGCAGAGGTATTTCAAGAAAGGTTATCAAGCTAATGTAAATATCCAGCATAATCAGAACGAGCAGCTAGAAGATGTTTATTTGTTTGAATCTTTTATTAGTGATAAGGAAAGAGGTGTTATGCCTATGAAAGGTTTTGAAGATGCTCCAGATGGTTCTTGGTTTGGTTCTATGAAAGTAGATAATGACTATGCATGGAACGAAGTTAAGGAAGGAAACATTAAAGGGTTTTCTGTTGAGGGAGTGTTTGAATATGCAAAGGCTGAAAGGAAAGAGGATAGGATTTATAATGAGATAAAGAAAATTTTAGCACAGGTTAAGTGATAACTATTTAAACAAATAAACATATAATAACATGAACGCAGTAGAAGCAATTAAAAACATTAGGGCATTATTTTCTGATATGCCAGTTCCTATGCCACAGGATGAAGTAAAGGTAGAAGAAGAAAAGGTAATGATGGCTGAATACGTTTTAGAAGACGGAACTAAAGTAATGATTTCAGCACTTGAAGTAGGTGGTGAGGTTGTTCTTGAAGATGGTTCACCTGCTCCAGATGCAGAACATAAACTTGCAGATGGTCAAGTTATAGTAACTGAAGGTGGAATTATCAAAGAAATTAAAGTAGAAGAAGAACCAGCAGTAGAGATTGAAGTTGAATCTAAAAAAGATGAGAAAATGGAAGAAGTAGAAGCTAAGCTATCTGCTTTGGAAAAAGAGAATGAAGAACTGAAATCTAAACTTGCTGAATTTGAAAAGAAGGCTGCACAAGGTTTCTCACAAGTGATTGAGTTGATTGAAGAAATCGCAAAAGTTCCTCAAGCAGACCCAATGGAAAAAACACAGTCTTTTAAATTTGAATCTACTAAAGACATCAAGTTTGATAGACTAGCTAAATATCGCAACGCAATTTTAAACAATAAAAACTAAGAAAAATGGCATTTAATGTTTCTGCACTCGCAGACTACACAGAACAGAACGAAGCCCTACTTGTAACAAGTTCGGTTCTCGGTGCTAAGACTGCCTCTTTAATTAAGAGTGCAGGTAACGTTATGGTCGGAGTTAAATCTTCAGAGACCATCAATATCATGGACACAGACGCAGTTTTCCAAGCTGGTGGCTCATGTGGTTTTAACGCTTCTGGTTCTACTTCATTCACACAAAGAACTGTGACTGTTGGTAAAATCAAAGTGAACGAGGCTCTATGCCCTAAAGATTTGGAAGCTAAGTATCTTCAGAAGGCTTTGCCTACTGGTTCAATGTACGATGCTATTCCTTTTGAGCAAGAGTTCACAGACAAGAAAGCTAAGCGTATTGCTTCTCAACTTGAGATTGCGTTATGGCAAGGCGATTCTGCTAGTGTGAATGTTAATCTCAATAAATTTGATGGGCTTGTTAAGCTCATAGGGGCGGCTTCTGGAGTTGTAGATGCTAACACTTCTACTTACATCTCTGGTGCTCCTTTGTCTAGCATTTCTGCAGCTAACGTAGTTTCTATCTTTGATGGTATCTACAAGGCTATCCCTGCACAGATTGTTTCTGAAGATGATGTGCATATCTTCTGCGGTATGGATGTATTCCGTACTTACACAATCGCTTTGAAGAACGCTAATATGTTCCACTATACTGTAGACGTTAAGGCTGATAACGAGTTTATCCTGCCGGGCACTACTATTAAGGTTGTAGCGGTTCAAGGTTTGAACGGAACTAACAAGATTTACGCTATGCGTTTGTCTAACTTGTTCTTGGGTACTGACCTTTTGAATGAAGAAGAAAAGTTTGAAATCTTCTACGCAAAAGAAGCAGACCAAGTACGTTTCGTAAGTGAGTTCAAGATGGGTGTTAACATCGCCTTCCCAGACGAAGTAGTTAAGTTCGCATACTAATTATATAGGGGGTGAAATATCCCCCTACTTTTTAACTTTATAAATTATTCAAAATGGCTTGTGCTTTAACACAAGGTTATGTTCTAGATTGCAAGGATTCACTCGGTGGTATAACTGAAGTGTTGTTCATTGCTAAGCAAGACGTAACCGCAACAACAGAGGCTTCTGGAGTTATCACAGCTATTACAAAGGCGGCTGGTAAGAAGTTCTACAAGTATGAACTTGTAAAAGAAACTTCTAACTTTGTTGAGAACATCAATGCTTCAGTAGAGAATGGTTCTATTTTCTATCAGCAAGAGTTGACTGTTATTCTTAACAAACTACAAGCAAATACTCGCAATGAGATTTTGCTTTTAGCACAGAACCTTTTATTAGCTATTGCAAAAGATAACAACGGAAAGTATTGGTATTTAGGACAAACTAGAGGACTAGACATTACTGCTGGTTCTGGTGGTTCTGGTACTGCAATGGGAGATAGAAGCGGATATACTTTGACCTTTACAGGCAAAGAACCTGCTCTTGCTCCAGAAGTTCAATCTTCAATCATTACTGGTCTATTATCGTAAGCAGTTGGTTTAGTATAATTAGCCCTTGCAAGTGCAGGGGCTTTTTTTGTTAATTACCTTTCCTTTCAGCATTTATATAAGAATGATACAATTAACGAAAGGAGTAACGCAGTACATCTATTTAACCTTAACGGAGAAGGAAACTTTAACCGACCCTAATTACTTATTCGTATTTAAAAATAGGTCTACTAATAACGAAGTAAAGTTTGTTTTATTGAACGCTGCAGACGTATCACAATATAAAGATAGATACAATAAATTCAGTTTAAAGGTAGATAAATACTTTTCTAGTAAACCTAGAGGGCAGTACACA